CATTGTGGCAATAGAATTTGGAATAGGCTTGGTGATTTTAGGTGTTACGCCTTTTGCGGGAAGATTGGCAATGCCCTTTTCTGGATACGCGCCAATTTTGTTTACTTTCTTTTGATGCGTGATTTCAGCCGGCTGGCCTGATGCAGTACCATCAATAGAATCGTTTTTAACACCCCCGCCTTTTGCGTAGTGATGCTTCTTAGCAACACCGCCTTTTTTCAAATGGTTGGCTTCTTTCTCGCCGCCCATTGCTATCCTTTTATGCATATTAATTAGTTCACTCATTTACATCTCCTAGGTTAGATTGAGCTTGGTTCTGGGCATCTAGAACAGTCCTAAACTGCTCATGTTGCAATTGCGCGGAGTCACGTGTTAGCTCTGCGGACTTAATTCTTTCAGCCGTCAAATTGTTCTCGGTATTCTTTACCAAGTCAGCTTGTAGTTTTTTCTCAGCTTCTTGCGCTTTTTGCTGTAAGTTTGCAGCGTCCAATTGCATTTCTTGCTGGTCTTTTTGCGCTTTGCGCTGTGTCTCAGCCATTGAAGTTTGCGTCAATGCTTGAACCTGCGCCATTACATTAGGATCAACTGGGGCTTGTGGCTGCTGTTGCTGCATCTTTTGCAGCATGGTTAGCATTTGCTGGATGGTTTGCGCAACCGGCTGTAGTTGCTCCTTACTGTCTTGGTGAACATGTTGTAGAGACGCGGACAATAATTTTTGAGCTTCCTGAATAATAGGCTCAACTTTTAACACATTAAAAGGTCTACCTAAGGCTGCGCTTGTATACGCATCAGCGTGGTTTAAATACCATAAGGTTAAATGCTGCTTGGTATGCTCAAGAAAAGCAGGCACAAAGGTAGGAGCTACAATTGGATTAGAACCAAAGATTGGGTCCACAGCGTATTGCATGTGAGCCATCATATGTGCTATATGGTCTTGGCTTGGAAATGCCCCTACGGGCTTTCCAAGAGTCATGGACACATTCTCAAGGGCTGGGTTCATGTCCTTTACATTTGCGGGATCTGGTAAGACCTCATTAATCTCAGGCAGCTTGATTTGTTTGAGAATTCGTTTCTCAACTGCCAATCTATTATACAAGTCTGGATTAGCCGCTGCTCGTGCTGCCAAGGTTTGAATTTGCGCGTACCGTTGAGTCTCAGCGAAAATATGCGGATCAGATACAGGAATAATATCCGAGTTGGTCGCGAAGTCTTCCTTAGTAATAGGCAAGTCAGCGATCACATCCCCTTTACGCTGCTCATCCAAGTACCATTTGTTTAGTCTAGCAAGAATCTTCAAGACTCGGCGCTGGCTATCATGCAGTCTAGCATGAATAGAACTAAAGACCGCGGCGCCTTGCTCAATCAAAGCTTGCGTAGTGCCTACGGGGGCGTTGGATGTAATATCGGCGATCTTTTCCTCGGAGGTAGTTACCACGCCCTTAGCCGCGTCCGTCAACCAACCTAGTAACTGGAACAATACAGGTGAGGGCTGGTTAAAAGGCACGGGCATCGCGATTTTGCGAATATCATCTACTCCAGGGGCTCCTTCAATCTCCGCAACTTGCGTAGGTTCAATAACAGTTGATTGGCCTGAGATCTTAGCTCCTTTAAGCTTAAGCATAGTAGGAGCAGTGTTGATATGAGCACTATCAAGAAGAGCCCTAAGAGCGCCAGTAAGAGCAGCGGAAAGCCCGCCAATAAGATGGGGAAATCCGATTGCATAAGCTCCTCGCCATGGAATAAACTTCCACTCAATAATCCAGTCAAGCTTTGAGAATGTATCATCTCCGTCTTCCCAGTTGCGGTACAAACCTACAACCGCTCTCTCATTCTCATCAATCATTAAGATGTAAGGCGCTCTCTCACCCTTGGAGAACTTATCCTCATCCTCGGTGAGCCAGGTATGAATGTGGTAAACACGGCGGACTCCATCCACATTCTCACCAATATCTTTCTTGCCCTCAATCTTATCATTGGCTTTTTCTGACTTGGATTGATCAGGCTCCATTGGAGCTCTATATACATCAAGATCAATATACAAACCTTGCTGGACTCTTAGCTCATACTCCTCCTGTGTAATGTCTTGTACTTCTGTAACACGAGAAGCGGTATAAAAATTCCCAGCAGCAAAAGGTAAATAAATATTATCAATAGGCACAAACTCAGCGCATGGGCGTTTTTTACCATCGTCATACCACATCTTTAAATACTGTGACCCGCCTAATGGGAGTTGGGTGAACATTTGCTCCTGCTCATCACGGTACTCCTCAATCTGCTCCGTCAATTGCCAATTCATGTAATCGCGTTTGCGATCGGCTCTTTTTGTCTTTTCTTCCGTTGTTTCGCCAATGATCTTAGTTCTAACTGGCCCATCTGGTGGAAATAGCTCTTTAATAGCTCGAGCTGCAAAGTCCACGCAAGCCTCAGCCATTACAGGGTGCACCACTTTAGAGGCGCCCATAAACTGCGCACCTCCTGGAGCGTCATGGCCTAAACCTGTTCTACGAATCCCATCTTCATATTGCTTATCTCTATCTTCTCGAGCTTCTTTATCTTTCTCAATAAACTCAAGGTACTTGGTAGCTAATTTATCAAGGTCCCAAGAATTAAGTGAGTCAGCGAGATTCTCATAAAAGTCAGGGCTTTCATCTGGCCCTTTAAGATTATCATCATGAAGTTTAACAATGGCGGAGCCGTCTTCAAGCTCCTCCACGTCATTGTCTTCATTTAAAAGCTCAAGAATTGACTCATCTTCTTCTACCTCATCATTTACAATAGGCTCTACAAACCTATTATAGTTTTGAGGAATCGGCATTTCTGTAGCCATTATTTACCTTTCATAAGCGCAAAGCGCATTTGATCTAAAGTCTTTGCAAATTGTACATGGCCTCCAGCTTTAAAAGCCGGTGGGCGATTTACACGCTGCTCATACTGTCGTAAAACTTCTCTATGATGCTGAATTAAATCAAGTAATGTTTCTACATCATTAAGCCCTGTTAAACGAGGAAAATCATGCATTAATTCATTTTCATCAGCATTTATAATGAGTGTATCAATAGTATGTAAACGATCCAATTGCTCAGGAACAGTTTGAAACCCAAAATGGCGCATGTCTGTAATAATATTATGGTACGTGTCTCTAATACCACGTTCTATACTTTCATCATCCATAATCTCAGGCAATGGTTGATCGGCGCCACGCGCAACCATAAAATTTACGCCTGTTTGACGCTGATGATCTAAGACTCGATCGTGTGCTGCTTGATACGCAACTGTAAGTGGCTCCATTGCTCTAGCTCTTTCAGGCCCGGGTGGTATATGCATATACTCAGGCAAATCCATTTGACCATTAGATAAAGCCCAAAGAGTTGAGCGAGCGCTTGGAGCATTTAATTCGCCTGTACGTGTTCTATCATTATCAAGTAAGCGCTCGGCTAATGCATTTACATCATGCGGAAGTGGCTCTAAAGCATTATTTGCCTCAATATTTCTATTCCCAGCTAAATATGCATTCGCCACATTATTTCGCTGATCTTCAGGCAGTCTATTAAGAATGTTGTTAAAGTCACGCATTCTATGGTTCATAAGCACGGCTCTATCATGCCTTGTGCTTATTTCATAAGGCTGCGTAAGAGTCTGAAGTTCTTCTAAAGCTTGCTGTGGTGTAATTTGCTGTTGTTGTTGTTGTTGTTGTTGTTGCCCTAGTCTTCTATTAGCGTCATACTCAGGATTAAACTCATTTCTCGCGTTGGGGTACAGATGATAATTAGCTATTTGTATTGCAAGATTTTGAAGCGCAGGCCCGGCCGTGTGAGCAGCTAAATTATCACTCTCACGCATAAGAGTGCCAATGTAGTCTTCAGGCATTGTAACGGGGTTGGCTGCTTCAAAGGCTCTTCGCAACGCAGCTTCAAATGTCGCGCCATGCGGGCCATGAGCTGCTCTAAAGTTATTAATGGCTTGCTCAATAGTATGAACTACATTGTTTGTATGCGATATGCCATTTGCTATTTGTGGCTGTGGCTGTGGCTGTGGTTGTGGTTGCTGTTGATAACGCTGCGTGACTTGGTCTAACGCGCGCAAATGCGTATCTAATAATTGCTCTAATTCGCGCACGTCAGGATCTTGACGCAATCCTAGGTCTGCCATTACTTCAGGGTCGCCATTACCAAGTTGTGAATGCCAACCAGTTAAATGCCCATACACATCTTCTATGTTGAAAGGATCACCGCCATTGTCCGCGATTTGCCCAAGAATATCTCTATATGCGTTTAAAACTCTACGTGTGTGCCCACCATCTACAATAGAAGGTAAAGGCGACGCGGCGCCATTTGATACTACTGCCCACCCGTCATTAGACATGCCCGCCGTATTATTTGCTCTAGCTAATTGCTGCTGCAAGCCTTGTTGCTCAGCTTGCAATGCAAGGCGCTCTGTGTCATCATCCGCATTGCGTATTTCATACTCAATATCATTCAGTCTGTTTTGCATTGCCGCAACATCAGTTTGACTTATAGGAGCTCTTGCACTTACAACCGGCTTATTAGCGTCCAAATAAGCTTTTAACTTGTCTCGAGTAACAAACCTAGGCAAGTCTTGTTGCGCGCCCGTATTAGTAACGTCAACACCAAGATCTCTTTTAATATTTCCACGAACTTTTATATTGTTGTGATCGTGTAAATCATAAATATTAGCATGCTCAGTAAGATACTCACCTGAATTATCAATTTTATCAGCCGTATTATTTAAATACTTTGCTATGTCTTCGTGATATTCAGGGTCAATCTTTTGATTTTTCCTACCTGACACAAAATGTAAATTAAAAGTGTCTGGCCCCGCGTTAACAAATCTAAGTGATGCTACGGGGAAGCCAGTCTTATTATCTCTAAATGAAGTATTAAACTCAGACCCGTCGCGAGTGCCGCGCATATACGAAGTATCATGCGTATTTTTAGCTCGAAGAGGGTTAATTTCTCCAGTAATAGGGTCGTACAATGCTTCGTATTGTCTTGTAAGACCTGTATGTGGGTGCAAAATATTAGACGTAATATCTCTACATTTACCAACGCAATGATCTAAGAAATACGTATCATCACTTAAAGATTTCTTAATCGTATCATATGGCATTGCATTAGTTACTTCAAGCGCTGAGGCTTTGCTATACTTATGCTCAGGTGGGACATTTTTTATTTTAGGCAGCATAGCTGCAATTAAAGCTTTTTCTTTTTCTTCTTTTTCTTGCTTTTCTCGTAATTCTTTGGCAACCCTATCAGACGCGATTTTATTAATATAGCCTTCCGCGCCCATGCCTTGTAGTTTGGTGCCATTGATTTTTCCTGATAGCACATCCTCATACATATTATGCGCTAATTTATGAAGCCCAATGCTTTCAGTATCCGTCAAATGATACACTAAATCCGTAGAAGGTTTGGCAGCGATCTCAGGGTAAAATTGTCTGCGTGCATGCTCAAGACCTTCATAAAAAGTATTTGCAGGCTGCACAGCAAAATTAGAGTCTTCAATATCTTCTAATGCTTTAGCAACTTTAAGATTTTGCAACTCTTTGCTTAATTTATCAATAGGCTTATTCTTAGCTCGAAGTTGGCGCGTCAACTCAACGTACTCAGGGTCAGGCACCCATTGCGGTTGTAAAACCCCATTCTCATCCATAATATGCTCATGCACACCGTTTGCGTCAAGCTTAGGAAGTTTAAACGGGCTGCGGCCTTCTGTTATTGCGCGTGCACTCATTTCTTGCTCGCGTCTATTAAGCTCTGCTCTCTCAGGATGATTAACTAAAGTATCAAGCTCTTGGTTTTTAGCGTCAATATCTTTTTGTACTTCACCTTCAGGCGATAGACCCGCAGCTTCTCTATTGCGAGTTATACGACGCACTTCAGACTCAGACATATTGCTACGTTCTTGCAAGATTTGATCAGGCCTATCAATGGTAATGCCTTTTTTAGCCAAAGCAATAGCCGCGTTGTCAATGGCCCCAGTATTTTTATTAATAAAGTCAGGCATTATTTTGTTGTACACATCATGGCCTGCTTGCAGTCTTTTCTTAAACTCATCAACAGTGGGAAGACCATGCCGACTAACTAGTTCCGCATTAGCAGGGTCTCGAACAAATGAGTCTATCTGCTCAAGCGCTTTTGCATGTTGTGATTCCTGCGTGGCGTATTTATAGTTATACGCCTTTTTGATAGCGTCTGGGGCAGTAAGCTCGGGGAACTCCAAAGCTTTTTGCGCGTCCTTGTGCTTAAGCAATTGATCATTTATTTCACCAGGCTCATAGCCTAAGTTATTTAAATATCGAGCTTCATACGCGGTGTTTAAAGCAACAGGGTCAGAGTTTATAACCGCCCTTGCCTCGGCTGGGGTTTTCTCCACCAATTGCCGCAGGCCTTCATCTCTGCCAATGTCTTTGCTTGTTGTAGGGCCTGTTTCCGCTTTAACCAAAGATGAATCCCTAGGTCTAACGGCGTACATACTGGTTTGAGGCTGTACAAACTCAGGCACGCCAGGAACAGTAGACTTGCCTTGCGCAGCCCGTCTCTGCAATGTATCGCCTAACGCGTCCACACCGCCTTGCAACTTTGTGCCTACTGTCTCTTCACCAAGAGGATTAAGTGTTTTAATTCCTGATTGCGCGTTGGCAAAGTCTGTAGGAATGCTGCCAACTTCGCGGCCAAACTGCGTTGTCTTGGCGCCCATAACTTTAAGATCATTAGGCGTAAAGCCGCGTTGAAACTCAGGTTGCATCAATTCAGGTATGGGCCCAAACCCCATGCTTGAACCTGTTATTTGTTCAGGCAAATTACTTAGTTCTTCTAAAACAGGATATGTATATGGAGATCTGGGTTGATATTGTATTGCTTTTGCGGCTTTAGGAAACCCTAATTCTTTTGCAATTGCTGCAGGATAGCTTGATGCAGTAGCCAAGGTAACTTCACCAGGCACTTGTGCAAGTTGAAAAGCCTGACCTAATGCAGCAGGCATTTGTTGCTTTACTGCAAAAGGAGTTTGCGCCATTTGCTTAGCCATGTCAAAAGTCTTATTGCCAAACATAGCCAATGCGTGCTTCATCTCATCTAAAGATGGGACGCCAACTAATCCGCCCTTAGGAGTTTGATCAGGCTGACTTGTGTCGCCTGTTACATTGCCAAACTCATCATATGTAATCATTTAAAGTCACCTAATCGTGGGCATCAATATCATGATGCTGTAAGTATTGCTTAATTTCATCAGGTTGAAAATCTTCATTCTCCAATATCTCAGTCATATAATCTTTATCACCAACTTCACGGGTGTATTCAGTGTTGCCTAAAAACTCGTCAATCGGTACATGATGAATATGTTTATTCAACAAGGTATTAAATTTTTCAGACATATTGTAATGTCTAGCAGGCACTTGTCTGCCTTCACTTATTTGTCGATATGAGTTGTGTAAAGCGTCTGAGTATTTGTCAAGCGTGTTTAAGTCTTTCTTAGGGATTTTATCTTGTAAATGATGTCGTATTTCGTCATAAAACCCATACGCGCTTTCACTGCCCCAATCACCTGCGTCCATTTGCTCTTGTATTGTATCAAGCGTACGCTCTCTAAATGCTTTGTCCATCAAAGGTATTATTGACGCAAATGATGAAGTAGCTGTAGGCACAACTTCTTTTGCCACTTCAGCCAATGGTGCTGCAACATCAGGAAGCTTAGGCAAGTCTGTAGGTGTTATATTGCCAACGGCGCCTCGAACAACATGTGAAACCGCAGCGTTCTTAGCTCTGTTTAGCACATCACGCCTAGTCATTGGCGTATTAATCGCCTTGTTGGCCAAGTCTGTAAGTGGGCTTGAAGGCTGTGACACCGGAGGTTGTAGATCCGCTCTTGTGCTTTGTGGAACCAAGTCCGTAATTGTTGGAGTCTTAGGTGGGATGACGGCGGGGGGTTGGAATGTAGGCGTCTCAGGTAGCCCAAACAAAGCTCTGCGTTGTACATCAAGCGAAGGCTTAACGGGCTTAGGACCTTTACCAAATCCAAATAATCCGACCTGTTGCATATTGGGGTCACCCCCAAGCATGCTAGCACCGTCATCATATACGGGTTGTTGTGGTTCCTGCGATTTAAGCAGGTAGGCTCTCATTTGAGCTATGTCGGCGTCACTGGGCATATGGGTTCTGTCTCCGTGGTCGTTCGTCATCGGCGTAACTGTCGTTGTCATTATACACATAATCCAAGATAAGGAAACCCATATCACGGAGGAGTCGTAAAGCCTGTGTTGTGGCGTCCAACAGGTCATCGTGTCTAACTTCGGGGAAGGCGCACATTTGGCTAATCAGGGGCTCGGCCCAGGATCTTGGCATGCCTTCTGACTTGGTGGACTCGGGGACGTAGAACAAGCCCCGCTGTATGATGGGCGCCACAATGTTGAGTCGCATCATCTTGTCGGCGTTGCCCGGGTTGTAGGACCGGATGTCCAAGCCTGCGCGTCTCAAGTCCTGGATCAGTGAGATGCCGGCGGACTTGTCCTCAATCACGATCATGTCGACCTTCTTGCCCGAGCCAAACTCATTAGGATTCCCGTACACAGTTCCGGCTTCCTCGATCACCTTGGGTCTCAGGTCTGGGTATTGCATGCGCTCCTCCCAACAATCAATGAGCATAACAGACATAGGCTTATCAGGCCCGGGCCGGAAGATGCCAAGGGCTACCTGCGCCGTTGGGTCGTTGTTGGTCTTTTCGGACGTGGCGCAGTCATAGCTTTGAATCACGTACTCAAACGCGGGAAGCGGGTTCTCATCTCCATTCTCTTTGTACGCGGGCCAGAGCTTGAACCACTTACGCTTGACAACGCCGGCTTCCTCCGGATCAATGAGCTCGGCGTAAATCTCTTGGCGACCAATGTTGGTCCCTTCATACTGGAGAATCTGCTTCTGAAATGAGGGTGCCAGGTTGTTGATGTTGTCGTAGGTTGAGGCCATTGTGTAGGCTACATCATCACCATCGCGTTGTACGAGCTCTATGATCTTGGGCTTAGGCTTTGGGGTGGTCGTGCATAAGAGTTGTGGGTGCTTACCTAGGCGCATGCCAAAGGCAATCATGTCCCAGGCTTCGTCCAAGTATTGCCAAGCGGCCAACTCATCCAACCAACCACGATGGAACTGAGGTCCGCGGAAGCGTTCCGGCTCCGACGCCGGAATCCCCTTGATGATGGACCCATTCTTAAGTGTGAGCTCATGCAGCGACTTGATGTACGAGTCAACCAAGTTGTTGGGCATAACATTCAGGATTCCAGAGTCTCCCTCAAAGCAAACATCGCGCACATCTCCTGATGTCGGAGCTGAGACCAGCGTTCTGGTTCCTGGGTTAGTCCACGCGTACCACCAGGTATCCTCTGCCGCGGTTCGAGTCTTACCCGCTCCACGACCTGCCAAAAGTAGCCATATGTCCCACCAATCGCCACTTGGAGGGATCTGGTGATGATTGGCTATGGTTAACCATTTGGTGCGAGCTTTAAGGGCGCTGCGCCATTCTGATGAGGCTCTATTGAGGTCTGGCCCAGACTTTATCCGCTGGGCTAATCGTTCACTCGTCTGCTGACTCAGCATCGGCCTGCCTTGCGCTTAACAGATCTTGCATCAGATCTTTGGCAAAGTCATGTATGACGTCCACCTCAATGGCGCCACCATCTTTCCCGGTTACCTCGACTTTGGAGTTCTCGCGGTACTCACGGGGGAATCTCGCAGCCATCGACCGAGACCACAACCCGGTGTTCAGTCTTGGGCCGCCCGGGTTCTCAATGATGTGATTCAAAGCCAAGTCTTCCCAGTACTTAAGCGCGTTGTTCCGCGATTCTTCCAAGGCGCGACAGAAATCCTCGTGCTCCGTTTCCCAAACATACATGTTGTGGACGCCAAAGCCGAGCTGGGCGCAAATCTGGTGCTTTGAAAGTCCTTGCTTGCCAAGCTCAATGACTTGCGCGCAGTACGCGGGGTTGTACGTTGAGGGGCGTCCTAAGAACTTTCCGTTCTTTGATGGTGTCTTTGTAGTCATGGTCGGGATTGTATCTCAATTTTTTGGATGATGTACACATTTTTTGCTCAAGCCACAGGTTACAAAAAAGGTTACAAACAGCGCGAAAACTTTATATACGAGCGTTATATATATATAAATATATCTTTTATAATATATTGTAACCTTTGTAACCTTGTAACTAGTTAATAAAATCAATAACTTAGAGACTTTTTTCTTGTAACTTTTCATGTAACCTTTCTGTAACCTTTTAAAAATTATCACTCAAATGCTTCACTTCTTCGGCGATTGCGAGTGCCGTCGCGTCCGCGATCTGGCGTTTATTGCAGGTTACAATTTCACTTTGTAACCCGATCATCCACCCTCGGACCGTTCTTTCAGTGCCCGAATCCGCCGCGTTTTTGCTCAATTTCACCACAATTTCTTCACCTGGAGTGAGGTTTGCGAGCGCGGCTTTGATGTATTTTGAGGCCGGCATTTTTTCCTCGCCTTGCCAAGTTTTGTAGAGAATTTGCAGTTGTTGGTTGGTGAAAAATGCCAAGCTTCCCACGTGTTGTTTGGCCCATTCTAAGAGCTCGTTGGCAAATTGCTGCGTGGGAGATTGTGAGAGTTTTACGATTTGAGCTTTGCGTTTGGTCTCCGGCGCCGCCTGATAGGGATCAAAGTTTGTGATATCTCTTTCATAATACCAGTTTAAAACTTGGCCAAACCCGCCGGCTCGAGCCCACTTCATAAGCTCATTGACCATGGGTCGAGTCTCAGCGTTGGTTAGAGTCTCGGGCTTATAAATGGCTTCACGCCTCGCGTTGTTCCCCATTGTAGTTACATAGGGCCTGTTGGTTGTGAACACAAAGTTCATGTAATTTTCAATTGAGTATTGATGCCCGTACTTGTTATTGATGGTGATTTCTTTTGACGTGATAAAGTTTTTAAGCTTGGCGCTGTGGTCCTCTCTATCCGATGAGGGCTCATTTACTACGACAAAGATCTTATTTTTAAGAATCCCGTTAAAAGCTCCAAATAACTCATCTGGCCCCACAATGGTAGCGGGCCCGCTTTCCCCAAGGCCCATCATCTCGGCTATAAACTCCGCGACCGCGCTTTTACCAATGCCTTCAATGTTTGATACAAACTGAGGTGTAGTGTTATTCCTTCTATGTGGGTATTGAATGATATTGGCCACCCAGTTATGCCAGTAAATGGCGAAGTCCGGCTCATCTCTAAAAAAGTATTCACAAAACTGAGTGTATAGGTCAATCGGCCCCGCCGTTGGCTCATAGGCCCAAGAGTTAAGATAGTTATAACACCCATCCGGTGTTACCTTTATGCCTTGGTAATTTGGGAAGACACCTACCTTCCTGATGTCACACCTTTTATGCCATTTCTTATACTCATCAAGCATGGCAATTTCTCTGCTCACAACCTTAGGTTGTTGCCCCGCTCTCCCCTGCACCGTTGATGTTTGTATAAAGATATGCTGGGCCGAGTCTATCTTTGCTTTTTGGAACGACATGATATGCCCATCCCCCAAGCGGATCACATCCCCGTTGAGCAGCGCGTATTTTGTTGAGAACTCATGCAGCTTGACCTCCAACGTGTCCACCCCGTTCATCACAATGCTGGTTGTGGTGAGGACTTCTCCAAGACTCCCGCCGGCTAAAAAATGATCATCTATGGCGTATTTGGATCCCGGACCGGGTCCGAATTTGCCCACTCTACACAGGTGCACCTCCCCTCCCAGTCCTCGGAGTGTAATGGCAAGTTTCGTTTCCGCCAAAGCGACCTGTTCATTCGGCTCCCCATCTTCCTTTGCCCCGTCATAGTCGAAGATGATATAGACTTTGCGATTCTTGGATTCAAAACTCGTCTTTCGCCGCCACAAGAATTGCATGAGATCTTTATGTAAATGTAGTCCATTTTTGTCCGTCCATGATGTTACCCCGGCCAACCCGATGCAGGCGTACGGCAAACTGTTGCCCATGAGCTCCTTTGTGATGGCCCAGGCTTTGAATTCCCCCTCCGTGATGATGATAGGTATATCCACATCGGTGAGGACTTTTTTCCAATTAGTGGAGATGGGGAAGTAGATATGACTGCCACTGGCTCGAGCCTGTGAGTACTTCATCTTCCCCTTAGGTGTAAGGACCCTCACGCGATTAAAGCCTGTGTCTTGGCCATTCACATCCCGGTAGGGAAGTTTAATAGACCACTCGTTGGTATGGCCTAGTAATACTTTAGTATCCTCGGGCTTAAGCAGTTCAAGGCCTAAAGCGTTGATGTCCGCGTTGGTAAAATTTCTATCATCAAGGAATTTTTGATACAACTGCTCGGGCTGAAGAACACTTGCGCCAAATCCGGTAGGCACAGTTTGTTTTTCCATTGCTATCCTTTTCAATAAACAAGTGGCAAGATCGCCACTGTAGTTATAATACCACAACTTTTTAGGATTTTTTAACTTTTTAAAAATATTTTAAAAATATTGTATAAACTTCTTAAAGTTATTGTACAATTGCAATTGTAGCCATCTTGCTACAGTGATTATTGAAAGGTATTAATTATGCAGTTAACACAGCTTAACACCCCCAGCTCCCCTGTTATTACATTGGTCTATTGTGATTACATTGCCAATTTAATTAGCATGGAGCTTATGCGCTCAGACGCCCTGTATTGTGATTACTTATCCAATGTTGGTCGGGTGATGATGGACCTTAGCCCTGAGGGCTATTTCGCGTCAACCAAGAAAACTTTGCGTGTGACCGATCACAATGGCAAACAGTATACGGTAACGGTTGAGGAGATGAATGATGCAACTAATTAGAAACAAAAGACCTAAAGGTGTAAAGGCCATTGACACGGTTGTAGGTGATATTGACGTAACGGTATGGTATGAGTATGACGCCGGTGTTGAGGGGTCGCGTGAAAACGGGCTGCCTATGGAGCCTGACTATGCGGCGACAATAGAGCTTTGGGCCGTCTGGGTGAAGGATGTTAACATCATCTCGGTGTTTCAGGAGCTTCAACTCATCGAGCTTGAGGAGCAAATACTTGAGCAACTAGCTACTATGGATGATTTTTCTTATGATTAAACAGCCGCTGTATTGGCATAAAAAACGCAGGATGGTGGGCATGTCCTTGACCGCGGAATTGGTTCTTAACCTTCTCCATGATCATGGGCCCATGCCCATTATGGAGATTATGGAGTTGGCTAGCGCCAAGGGCGTGGCCTCACTTCCTACGATCCACGGCGCCTTAAAGTGGCTCACCACACTAGGCTTTATTAAAATTAAGCCTAGGGCTGAGGACACGAGGACCAAGATTTGTGTCTGCACGCCTAAGGCGACGCGCTACTTGGAGTAATGATGATTGATGTTCAAAAGATTATTTTACAGCGAATTGATAAACAAAAAGCGTTGTATAAAAAGACCGGCAACGTGGTGTATTTATACAAAACTTGTGAATTGCAAAGCTTGCTAAAGTATATACGGAGCCAGTATGAATGAGGTGCTTGACTTTTTAATTCTTGTGGCGACGCTAGTTATAGGGGCTATATGGGTCACGGCAGTCTTTTGCTTTATTGTTGCTTTATTAGGAGGCTATGATGACTAAAGATACAGCGGTACAAATACTTTTGGAACACTTTAGTGAGGGTATGGTACGCACTATTGTTGATCCTTTAGTTGAAGATGAGCGTGAAGCATGTGCAAGGATTTGTGAAGCCCTGAGCAATACTGAAGCCAACATGAATAAAACATGGAGGAATGGTTGCAAGTCTAGTGCTGATGCCATTCGTGCAAGGGGACAAAAATGAATAAAAATATCT